AATTTTAATTATACCATTATCCCAAACTTAAAAAACAAATATTTTAGTTTCACAGTCATTATTCAATTGCCATTGTCCTGTATTTTTACATAAAAAAATCACAGCTAAATTAATAACTGTGATTCCTATTTTTTATTTTTAGAATTGCTCCAAATTAAGCTTCCCAATCCCAATGAAACAGAACTGACTATTGTGGCATAACCGCCTATTTCTTTTCCTATAAAGACTAATGCAAATCCTCCAACAAGCATTGTGAACAGCAGTATAAAGCCTAAAACTTGTCCTCTTGTATTATGTTTTATATCAAATTCTAGTGCTTTTTTTCTACATAAATGAATATTTTCTTGTTCTTTCTTATCCAGTTCTTGCTTGTTTTTTAATTCATTTTCCGTCATCTTTAAAATTCTGTCAGTTGCTCCTGGACAGTTCCTCTCGTAACCATCGATTACACTCGGTGGCGGAATTATCCCTGAATATTGTTCTATTTTCTTCTGCTGAACCAGCATTTCTTCAGTTTGCTTTTTATTTACCTGTTTTTTCAGCTTGCCCATATTGTTCTACTGCTCCTCTTATTGCTGTTTCTACACTATTCCAACCATTTTGTAATGATTTTTTTACATCTTTTTCGTAAGTTGATGGGTATTTTTCTAAAATATTTGAACTTGTATCACTAAACAGGCTTGCTATTCCTGATATAACTCCATTGATTCTTTTCATGCCCTTTTCTCCTTCTTAGCATATACTCACTACAACTAAATTATTTTTTGCCGAATATCTTTCGTATTGTTTCTGGATTGCTTATGATTTCGACGTTTTTAACAGGTTTTCTATTGGGAGATTTTTCGTTATTCAAAGCCTTTATTAAACCATTTACAGATTTTTTATCAAAAGTCATTTCTGTTGTAAAACTTTTTGTAGCCATTTTTTTCATCTCCCTTTCATAATTTATTATAAATTATACCTTATTTGTAGCAAAAGTGCAACAGAAATTTAGAGTTTTTTAATTACTCTATTTCCAATTCTTTCTCCAAGGCTTCTTGCAACACTTTTGAAAAATTTATATTATATCTTTTCGCTGTTTCATTAAGCCAGCTTGGTATAGTTACATTTTTTCTGACTGTTGTTTTTTGTGTTTCTTTAACGTATTTCAGTAAATCTAATCCAACCAAAGTTGTATATGAATTTTTTACAGCTTCTTCTATTTCTTTCTTTTCTGTATCTTTATCGTATAATGTTTCAAAATAGGCTCTTATATCTATTTTTTCAATTTCTGTTGCTTTTGGAAGTTCCTTTTTTTCTAAAAAATCTTCCATTAATACCGTGCCTATATAGTCTGTTGCCATATAGTAGGCGTCTTCTAAATCGCTGCCACATGTTGCGCCGCCTAAATCAGGAAAATGAACGCTATAGCCTTCTTTTTCTTTAGAAAAAATACTTGGGTACACTACATACATAATTAACCTCCTATTTTTGAAATGAGGAACAGGATTTATTTCAATCCTGCTTGTCTTAATATCGCTCTTTCGAGATTCTTATTAAGTTCCCCACTATGACAAGGCACTTCGGTTACCTTACCGGTATCGAAATTCTTAAATCTTCTATGAGAGCCTTTTCCACCTTTTATTTCGGTGAATCCGTTTCTCTTCAAAAATCTAATCATTTCTCTTGAATTCATTGGCATCCTAACCACCTCAAAAATATTATACATCAAAATACATATAAAGTCAACGATTTTTTTATCACAGTTATTATATTTAATTGTAATTGTCCTATAAATAATTTACTTCTTCTTATTTCTAGCTTTTCGTCCTCTTTTCTTGCTGGAACTCTTGCTACTTCTACCTTTTCTGCCTTTTGATTTAGCCTGTTTTTCAGCTTCTTTTTGCCGTTGCTCCTCTTTAGTCTGATTAATTGCATTCTGCTCGGCATTTTCTCTTGCTCCAAGTTTCATAGCATTGATTTCACAAGTGTAGTCACCAGTTATATTATGTGTTACTTTATCTATTACATATTTGCCTTCAAACTTTCCCCAGCTCTCATCTAGTTCTATTATTGCTCCAGCCAAGTATTTAGTATTTCCATCAACATTTAAAGTTATCTGATATTCCTGTTTCATATTTTCTTTCAATGTTTTTTTGGCTACTTTCTTGGCTGTGCTTTTCCCTTTTGTCTTAATTTTTAAAGTTTTCTCTTTTTTACTTCTGCCCTTTTTACCTTCAGCTTTATTTTTTAACTTCTCTTTCGATTCCTTAACTGTTTTTCCTTTTTTGGAGGAATTTTTGCTTCCTGATTTTTTACTTTTTTCCTTTTTAAAAGACGCATAACTCATTTTTTACCTCTTATTTTTTCTTGGATTTAACCTTTTTACTAGACTTCTTGTTTTTAGAAGACTTGCTACTGTCCTTTGATTTTTTATTTTCTGATGATTTTTCTGAGCTTTCAGTTGTAACTTGATTACGTTTTTCAAGCTCTTTTTTTGTGATAATTTCTTTAATAACTTTTTTCTTGTCAGGATCATAATAGGAAACTTCAACGTTATCATAAATTTCCTTATTTTTCTTTTTCAAGCTGAAACTTCTGATTCTCTCATCATTAATATTAAAAATCTCAACAGTATCATTCTTTTCCATTTCTTCATCATCAAAAATGATTATCTTATCATCAGATACTTTCATATTTAATCCAGTTTCTTTGACAACTCTGTTAATGAAAGCCAAATCCGTTTCTTGGTTTTGGTCAAGTCTTTCGAAAAATTCGTCATCTGCATATATTTCCGCATTCATTTCATGCTTACTGGCAATCTGTGTAACAAGCTCTTTTAGAGTTATCCTTTCCCAAGCAACACTATTTTTCTGGTCTCTAATATTTTGGTCTAATGGTAAAGCTAAACATTTCAGATTAAGCCTGTTATTTTCAAAAGTTGGCTCATCTACATAAAACGTTCCCAAATCCAAAAAATTAGTTTCATTTTCCTTTTCTTCGTGGATTCCCACAAGAAGCTGAGCATTTTCATCAGGATACCATTCTTTAAGCCAGCGATAATCTAAATTTTCAAGTTCCAGCTCCAAGTCATCTATAGCATTCTTAGAGTTATCTGTGTAGTTAAGAGATGAAATAGAATGGGCTATCTCATCAGAAATATCAACTTTATTAAAAATTACTACAACTCTTATATTTCTAGCAAAAGCCACTTCTATTCACCTCTTTTCCAAGGTGGCAAACGTTCATCGTTATCATTTTCTTCGTCAACAATTTCAGGAATAATAACAGGAATATTGGCATCGAAAATGGCAATGTCAATTAATCTTAAATTGCTTCTTATAAGATCATGAAAATATCCTTCACTTCCGTAAACTTTGTAGGATATTAAGTCCCAAGTGTCGCCTGAAACTGTTCTATACACTTTTACCTTTGCCATTATCCAAATGCCGTCCTTTCCCTTTTATTTATATCCCCTGCTATCACTTTTCTTACAATTCTTTCGAATTCTGATGGATTTCCGCCATTTACATTTATAACGATTGAATAATTGTTCCCGCCATAAGAACTACCACCTTTTAAATTGCTTACTCTGTCTTTTAGATTAGCCACTTTATCTCTCAAGGTGCTTCTAGTTTGAGAATTGTTAAGTATTCTAGTACCTTTTGGAAGATTTAAAAGCATTTCACTTTCGGCTAGGAAGGCTGGTTTGCCTGGTATCTGAATCAATTCTGCTCCACGTTCTGCAACAGTCGTTAATCCACCTTCCCAGTAGTTTGTTCCAGTCGCATTTTTTCCGATTCCTAAAGCTTGGCTTATTGGATTATTTGCAGCAAAACTTTTAAGTGCTTCCCATTTTTCCTTAAAGAAGTTAACCGCTCCATTAATACTGCTCTTAAATCCGTTTACAAATCCATCCCAACCACTTTTAATTTTATTCCACACATCTGTTGCTACTGTTTTTATTGTGTTCCAAGCTGTTGAAAAGAAATTTTGGACTCCACTGATTCCAGGTTTTATCGCTCCCCACAAAGCTACTGCTCCACTTTTAATGGCATTCCATACAGCGGTTGCTTTTGATTTAATAAAATTCCAAGCAACTGTAAAGATACCTTTGACAACATTTACTCCAAACTTTATTTTGTCAAAAGTATTTAATGCTATCCTTCCTATCACAACAAAAATCGGTCTTAGAAAGTTGCTTACTGCCTTGAATCCTGCAACAATATATCCTCTAACAACATTGACTGTAAATTTTATTTTATTAAATACTGCAACAAAAATAGTTGCTATGCTAGTTATTATAGGTTTCAAGCGATTTGCCACAGTTTGAAACCCAATCCAAAATAAAGTAAAAAAAACTCCAATAATGACTCCAATAACAGAAAACACGCCTTTTATAAATCCCACTATTCCAGCAATTATTGGTTTTATCGTGCTTATAGCAGCTGTTACTGCTGATTTTATACTATTCCAAACAGATACAGTACTTTCTTTTATCCAGTTCCAAGCCACAATTCCTGCATTTGCTATTGTTTTCCACATTCCATTCACAAAATTTCTAAATCCAGCACATTTGTTATAAAGCACAACAAGTATTGCAATTACCGCTACTATAGCGATTATCACAACTCCCACAGGATTTGCCAAGAATGCTGATTTAATTGCTAATCCTGCAATTCTAGCCATTCTTACGATTCCCATAAACGTTTTTTTCCAACTTTTCCAAAAACTCCTATAATTTTGCTTAGCACAGGAAACGTTGTTTTAAATCCTTCAGCAAAACTTCCAGCTGCTTTAAATTTATCGAATATTAACATCCCTTTAGATATAGCACTAAACAGAGGAGAAAATACTTTTGTAGCTCCACCAATCCCAATTGATAGCACAGCAAAGCCAGCTACTGCCTTCATAATTCCAGATGCCAGTTTTGGGTTTTGCTTTATCCATTCAGCAACTTTCTTTATCATTGGTGTTAAGGCTTCCAATGCACTTTTTATAGTAGGTGCTAGAGCCATTCCTAAATCAGCTAAAGCATTCATCATTTGATTTTTAGCTAATTTCAAGCTGTTTGCTAAAGTATCCATTCTATTTTTATATTCTTTTTCAACAGCACCATTAGCCATTTCTGATTTCGCTTTTACTAAATTTTCTCTTAATTTATCAGTTTGATTTGACAATGTTGCAATACTGTCTATTGCCTGTTCTCCAAATAAATCGTTCAATACTCCTGCTTTATCAGCGGTATTTAGCCCTTTTATTTTTTCCAAAACTTTTAGAATTGTTCCTTCAGCATCTTTTGCCATATCTTGTGCAATTTGGTCTCCGTTAAGTCCTAAAAACTCAAAAGCACTTGCCTTTCTTTTAGTATCTGCCCCTTTTCCAAGTTCTAAATACAATTGCTTTATTCCTGTTGCAGCTACTTCAGGCTGTTTTCCCATTGATATTAGTGTTGCTCCAAAAGCAATGTTAGCTTCCTTTGCAATACCCATAGTTTTGGCAACACCACCAACTCTATTTGAGAAATCAACTAATTGAGCCGCACTTGAAGCCGTATTATCAGCCATATAGTTTATCGTGTCAGCAAATGCAAAAACTTGCTCCTTCGTAAGTCCTAACTGCTCTTTTGTTTTAGCCAAAAATTCTCCAGAAGCCTGTGTTGACATATCAAACGCAACCTTTAATTGTTGAGCTTTGTTTGTGTATTCAACGATTTGATCTCCTACTATTCCTGACTGTGCTAAAGAGCCAGCAATTTCATATAGTTCTGGTTGAGATAATGGCGAATTTTCGGAAATTTTTCTAATGTCTGCATAATATTTTTTTGCTTCATCGCCTAACATTTTTCGTAAATCCGCCTGACTTTCCTCAACATCCATATAAACTTTCATAGGTACTGCCAATGCTCCAGCTGTTGCTATTCCTCTATTAAAAGTTCTGTCACCAAATTCTTTAACTTTCCCAATATTTTCCTGTCTAACTTCGTATCTTTTTTGGGCTTCTTTCAGTTTATTCATCTTTTCAAGTTCAGAATTTACTTTGGTTAATTGGGATTTATAACTTCCTAAACTTTGATTTTCACCTTCAATTGCACTTCTTGCGGCTTCAAATACATGTTTTTGACGTTCTTTTTGTTTGTTTAAACTGTTTACAACTTTTTCTTGCTCTTTTATTTTTTTAGCAAGTTCAGTATTACTTTGCCCTGTCTTGTTGTACGCTTCTTTAAGTTCGTGAAGTTTTCTTGCGGCATTAAGATATTCCTTGCTTACATTTACATATGCATTTTTTAATTTTTCTACTTTTTCTAAAGCTCTTTGAGCCTTTTCCAATTCTTTAGCCTTTTTTCCTAATTCCTCTGCACTTTTTGCTGTATTTTTCATAGCATTTGCAACCTGTGCCATTCCAGTCAATGCTCCTGCTACAGCCGCACTCATAACTATATTCAGTTCCATGTTTTTAGCCATAAAATTCCTCCTTTCCTGTTGCTTTTTTACAGTTTTCAATGTATAATCCTAATGAAAATAAATTTTAAATTAGGTGATTTTATGAAAAATAATAAAAAAGATAATAT